CTCGTTTGTTAGTTTTGAATAGTAATTACAATGCGATATCAACTGTCAACTTTTTCAATATATTTCCTACCAGTTTGAGTACACTTGAGTTTGATGCATCAGTTACTGACGTTAATTACTTTACAGCACAGGTAAATTTTAAGTATACTATATACGAGATCACGGATAAGAATCAGAAGAAAGTATGAATCTAGACACCTTGAATGATATGTGGGAGAAAGACTCCCAGTTAAATGATGAAAAATTAGACCATGACAGTTTAGAGATCCCCAAGTTACATGCTAAATATTTAAGACTTTACAATAGCTTTACTACCCTACGGGATCAGGCAGAGTTAGATCTAAAGCGTACCTACCGTCATAGGTGGGAGTACTATACTGGTAAAGCGGATAAACCATTTCCCATAAAACTCATCAAGACAGATGTTCCAATATATCTGGAAGCTGATGAAGTATACTCTAAGTCCGTTCTTAAACTCAAGTACTATAACCAGATGGTTGAAGCATTGAAAGCCATTATGCAGGCTATCAATAACCGATCATTTTATATTAAGAATGCGATTGAGTTCGCGAAATTTTTGAAGGGTTATGAAATCTAATGTCTACATCCAGAAGAAGAACGAAGTTTACCTAACAGTAGAATGTGAACCTCATGTTCAATACGAGTTAGCAGACGAGTTCACCTTCGAGGTACCAGCTGCGAAGTTCATGTCAGCTTATAAGAAGAGGTATTGGGATGGGAAAATTAAACTATTCTCACCAGGTACAGGCGAGATTTATGTTGGTCTTCTCCCTTACGTTGTTGCGTTTTGCGAAGAAAGAGGGTACGAAGTTATACATCGGGACAACGAATTTTACGGACTTCCATCAGAAGTGGATGAGTTCATTACACCCGAAGGACTAGGAGACTGGATAAAAACATTAAACTTACCACATAAAGTTAGAGACTATCAGTATAAAGGTATCTACGAAGCACTACGCAACAAGCGTAAACTATTACTGTCACCTACAGGTTCTGGTAAATCTCTAATGATCTATGCGTTGACTAGATTCTGGTCAGCAAAAAAATTACAAACACTCATAGTAGTTCCCACCACATCTCTTGTAGAACAGATGTTTAAAGACTTCCAAGACTATGGTTGGAACGCAAAGAAACATTGCCACAAAGTATATGCAGGTACTGATCCTAGGTCAGAAAAGGATGTAATCATTACCACATGGCAGTCAGTATATAAGTTACCTAAAGATTATTTTGAGCAGTTTGGTGCTATAATAGGAGATGAAGCACACTTGTTTAAAGCTAAGTCTTTGACAAGTATCATGAATAAACTCTACGATTGTAAATATCGCGTAGGGTTTACAGGTACTTTAGATGGTACACAAACAAATCGCCTTGTGCTCGAAGGTGTATTTGGTACTGTGGACAAGGTTACTAAGACAGAAACCCTTATTAAAGAGGGACATCTTTCTGAATTTGAAATCAAAGTACTGATACTCAAGCATGATTCTAATACCTTTGATAACTATCAAGAGGAAATGGACTACCTTGTTGAGCATGAAGGACGCAGTAAGTTCATACGTAACCTAGTTTGTGACCTATCTGGTAACACTCTCGTCCTGTTCAACTACGTTGAACGGCATGGCATGCCCCTTTTTGAACTGATAAATAATAAGGTAGGAGAAGACAGACTGGTCTTTTTAGTCCACGGTGGGGTCGATACAGAGGACAGAGAGAAGGCACGACAGATTGCTGAGACTACACATGACAGTATTATTGTGGCATCATATGGGACTTTTAGCACTGGGATTAATATTCGGAACTTACATAACGTTGTCTTTGCTTCGCCATCGAAATCGAAAATCAGGAACCTCCAGTCAATCGGTAGGGTCTTAAGAAAAGGAGACCACAAGACTAAAGCAGTCTTGTATGATATTGCAGATGATATATCCAGAGGTTCTAAAAGGAACTATACATTAAATCATCTTGTCGAAAGAGTAAAAATTTATAATGAAGAAAACTTTAACTACGAGTTTATAGATGTCAGAATCAGATAAAAATAAGAAACCAGAATTTCTCGCGGCTTTAAAATTAGTCTCTGGAGAAGAAATACTATCTATGGTAACTCATGTACAAGATACAAATGGAGATTATCTAATAGTAGAGAACCCAATACAAGTAGAAGAGATAACTCTGCCGAATAAAATATCAGGTGCAAAAGTTCAACCATGGATGAAATTCTCCAGAGAAGAAGAATTTATCATACCCAAGGATAAAATTATAACAATAGTAGAAGTAGATCCTGAAGTTCAGATTTTCTATGCTATGTCTCTAAGGAAGTTGGGCGGTGACTTCGTTAGTAAAGAAGGTCGCCTAAGTACAGTAGAGGAAGCTAGAGTTAACTTAGATAAGCTATTTGGTATATAACCATCCCTTGAACTCGCACACTCGTAGTGTACACACTTTACAACCTCTTGTCAAGCCCCCCTTGACTTTTGGTTAAAAATTGTATAAAATATAAACAAAGAAACAAAAACATGGCAGTTAGAAAGAGGGCGAAGAGTGAGCATTATGTAAATAACAAAGAGCTTCTAGAAGCACTCATTGTTTTTAAAGACCAATGTGCTACAGCAAAAGAAGCAGGTGAACCTCGTCCTCAAATATCTAATTACATTGGAGGATGTTTTTTAAAGATTGCTACACACTTATCATACAAACCAAACTTTGTCAACTACATGTTCCGAGAGGATATGATATGTGATGGCATTGAAAACTGTGTACAATACATAGAAAACTTTAATCCAGAGAAATCTAAGAATCCCTTTGCATACTTCACTCAAATTATATACTATGCATTTCTGAGGAGAATACAAAAGGAAAAACGTCAGTTAGAAATCAAGAATAAGATTCTAACTAAGTCTGGATATGATCAAGTATTTCATACAGATGACAAGTCAGGTCATTCAGACTATAATACTATTAAAGAAAACGTAGAAATAAAACTTAATAATGCATGACTTATCCCGTAACCATCGTAGATGATTTCTTCGATGATCCTGATGAGATTGTTGAGATGGCAGAAAATTTAAAATGGTATCCACCTTCTCTAGGTAACTGGCCAGGTCTAAGAACTAAACAACTTCATGCAGAAGAAAAGAGGTTCTTTCAATATTTCGGTGAGAAAGTACATCACTTATTTCATGATGTGATGCCTGACTACTGGGAAATGGAATCTCACTTCCAAAAAATAAAACCATTCTCAGAAGATAAATGGGATAAAAGAAACCAAGGATGGATACATCAAGACATCAACAGATGGTTTGGTGGTATAGTATACTTAACAAAGGATCCAGAACCTGATACAGGAACCTCTGTATACCATGTTAAAAAAGGATATTCATATCAGACTCAACAGGAGATGGGGATGAAAGAAAAACTGTATAAAGGTGATGAGATTGATATTGATGAATACAATAAAGCATGGGATAAAATGAGAGAACAATACGTTGAGACAGTTTCTGTTAAGAATGTATACAACAGATTTGTTTTATTCGGTGGCAAATCTCACCACGGAGTTATAACTTTTGGTAATAAACCTAGACTAACACTTAATTTTTTTGGATCAGCAATCACAGGACACCTTCCACCACTACTAAGATCAAGATGAAAATAGCAATTATAACCGATCAGCACTTTGGTGCAAGAAAATCTAGTAGAATATTCCATGACTTTTTTAAAAAATTCTATAGGAATGTATTCTTTCCCACCCTAAAAAAACGTGGCATCACAACAGTTCTAGATTTAGGAGACACATTTGATAACCGTAGAAACTTAGATCTCTGGGCAGCACAGTGGGCAACACATAATTATTTTGATGTGCTAAAGGACATGGGAGTTGAAGTTCATTCCTTAGTTGGAAACCATACTGCATATTTTAAAGACACTAATCTGGTCAACACACTACAGAGTGTTCTATCTCAGTACGATAATATTACAATATACGATAAGACAACTGAGGTAAACATTGGTGGACTACCTATCTTATTTGTACCTTGGATCAACTCAGAGAATCATGACGAAAGTTACAGCATGATTCAAAAGTCAAAGTCTCCAGTAGCAATGGGACACCTAGAACTCAATGGATTTGAAGCACACAGAGGTTACATCATGGATCATGGTGCTGCCACTTCTCCTTATAGAAAGTTTGAAAAGGTATTCTCAGGTCACTATCACCAAAGAAGCACCAGAGAAAACATAACATACCTAGGTAATCCATACCAAATCTATTGGAATGACTACAATTGTAAACGTGGTTTCCATATATTTGATACAGAAACTAAACAGTTGGAGTTTATACCGAACCCTTATGAGATTTATTCTAAGATCTACTACAATGAAGATCAGTTAAATAGTAGTAAATTTGCGTATACTGATTACACTAATAATTTTATTAAGATTATTGTAGAAAAGAAAAACGATCCTGATAAGTTTGAATTCTTTATCAGTCAATTGTATGCTGCAGGTGTCCATGAGATAAAAGTTATTGAGGATCCATCATTTGAACAGGATCTAAATGAAGAAATTGATATTGAAAAAGAAGATACTCTTACAATTCTAGAAAGATATGTTGATGACCTAGAGTATTCTGACAAACCTGCACTTAAATCTATTCTAAAATCTTTATACGTAGAAGCACTGGAGCTAGTCTAATGTACATCCTTCAACTACAAGGTAAAGAACAAGAGGGAGCTTATGCTGTCCAAGCACAGGATGGTAAGATTGTTTACATGTTCCTTGACAAAGACGACGCTTTACGCTATGCTGGATTATTGGAAGCTGATGACTTCCCCGACATGTCAGTGGTAAAGGTGGATGATCGAGAGATTATTCAAGCTTGCATTACACACGGTCATGAATATTATGTTGTCACCCCTGATGATATAGTCGTGCCCCCAAGGGATTAATTTTTGTCGAATGATTCTATTTAAGTCTGTCCGTTGGAAGAATTTTCTTTCAACTGGTAATGTTTTTAGTGAGATAAGACTGGATGCAAGTCCTGCTACATTGATAGTCGGTGCAAACGGTGCAGGTAAATCTACATTTCTAGATGCAATCTGTTTCGGTTTGTTCAATAGACCTTTTCGTAAAATAACCAAAGCACAACTAGTGAATGCGGTTAACGAAAGGGATCTGCTCGTTGAGATTGAATTTAGTATTGGTTCTCGTAACTATATGATACGACGTGGATTTAAACCTACGTTATTTGAAATACATCTTGATGGTCAAATGCTTTCACAAGAAGCAGCGATCAACGAGCAGCAAAAACATCTGGAACAAAGTATACTGAGGTTGAATTATAAATCATTTACTCAGGTGGTGGTCTTAGGATCATCTTGCTTTGTCCCATTCATGCAACTCAACCTACCCAACCGTAGAGAAGTTATTGAAGATCTTTTAGATATTCGTATCTTCTCTACCATGAATACTATATTGAAAGATAGAGTAAAGGGAGTGAAGGAAAATATTAGAGATTGTGAGTATCAATATGATCTAGCAAAAGAGAAAGTACAACTACAACAAAAATTTATTTCTAGTCTTGAAGAACAATCCTCTGCAAATACTTCTAGACGTAAGAATGAAATATCAACAATAGAAACAGAGATTGATTCTATTATGACTACTGTGTCTAATAGTCTAGATCTCTCTGCATCATATGAAAAAGATCTAGAATCATATGGTGATGTAGAAACAGAACTGAGTGAACTTAAAGTTTATAAGTCTAGGTTTAAGGATAAGAAAAAAGCATTTGATAAAGAATATAAGTTTTTTGAGAACCATGATAGTTGTCCTACTTGTGAACAAACTATTACATCTAAACTTAGAACTGCTAAGAAAGTTGAGATCACTACACAGTTAACCGAATTAGAAACTGCTACAGAAAAACTTAAATCAAATCTTGATGCTATTCTCCAGAAGGTGAATGACAAACAAGTTATCATGAATGATCTTAGAGAAGTGCAACAGAAGATCAACTCATACAATAAAGAAATACAATGGAAGAAAAAGGAAATAAAAAAAATAGAGGAAAAGATATCAACAGGAGGTAGTCTCAACCTCAAAGAAGAGAAGAAGAAATTAAAAGACTTAGCAAGTGATGGATTAAAGGTAGAGGAATCCCTACTTGACGGTAAAAAGGTTCGTGGTGACTATGATGTCATTACTAATATGCTCAGGGATACTGGTATCAAGGCAGGTATTATTAAAAAGTATTTGCCTGTGATGAACCAGTTGATTAACAGATATCTAAAAGAACTAGACTTCTACGTATCTTTTGATCTGAATGAAAACTTTGAGGAGACTATCAAATCAAGGTTTAGAGATGAGTTTACTTATGCTTCATTCTCTGAGGGTGAGAAGATGAGGATTGATCTTGCCTTACTATTCACTTGGAGAACTATTGCTAAGATGAAGAACAGTGCTAATACTAATCTTCTTATCTTAGATGAGATCTTTGATAGTAGTTTGGATACATCAGGTACTGATGATTTTCTAAAGATCCTCCATACTGTGTCAGATAATACCAATGTGTTTGTTATCTCCCACAAAACAGAATCCTTACAGGATAAATTCGCTTCAACCTTACGTGTTGAAAAGAAACAAAACTTCTCTGTAATTAGTAGAGAAGAATAAATAAATCACTGCCCCCAAAAAATCATGACATTTTCAAATCCAAGACCAGAAGAAGAGATAGCAGAGGACATCACTATTAGTACTGAGACTACAGGAGATATTACATTTACTGTAGATCCATTGGGTTATGTACCACCAAGTCACGATCATAGTGAACTATGTGCTAAACTAGATGAGGTGAATGCAAAACTAGATCATCTTCTAGAGCATGCTCATCAAGAGTACATCTTAGTCACTAAGAAAAATGAAGGTACCTAACTGGCAACACCATTCAAAGAAAGAAAAGAAGAGACACTTGAAACCACAAGCATTGCGTCAAGCAAGGAAACGTCGTGGACAGTTGATAAAGTGTCTACTAAACCGTCCCAAGGGGCGGTTTTCTTATTACAATGTATAGTATACAGCATTCAACATTATGAACTTAGTCAAAGAATCACTCGCTAAACTACTTGCTCAAGAAGATCTTATTGTAGAACATCGTAAGGTAGACACAGCACAGTTTAATGTTGAGACTAGAGTTCTTACACTACCAATGTGGCAGCACAACAGTAACTTAGTTATTGATATGTTGATTGCACACGAGGTAGGTCATGCACTATACACACCTAATCGTTGGGATTTTGTTAAAGAAGTTCCTCTTAGTTTTGTAAATGTAACTGAGGACGTTCGTATTGAGAAGTTAATGAAGCGTAGATATGAAGGACTTCCTAAGACATTCTTTGGTGGATACAATGTTCTTGCAGAAGAAGACTTCTTCCAAGTTGAAGATGTTAATTGGGATGTATTAAACATTGCAGATAAAGTAAACCTACACTATAAAATTGGTAACTTCATTGATGTTCCTTTCAATTCAGATGAAGCAGTATTCCGTGATGATGCACTACACTTAGAAACATTTGAAGATGCTATTGAACTTGCTAAGAGAATGCATGCATATGCTCAAGCACAGGTAGAAGAGAAGAAGCAACAGCAAGAAGAAGAAGTACCAGCAATGGAAGTTCCTTTTGAAGGTAGTCCAGATTTAGGTGGAGATGAGTATCCTTTAGAGGATCTATCTACAGGTAAGACACCACAAGAACCAACTGAAGAAGGTGAAGGTGTAGAAGCAGAAAAAGCAGAACCAGAATCAGTTGGTGGTAAAGAAGTAGGTCGTGGTAACGGTCCTTCTGGTGCACAGTATTCAGCAGATGAGGTTCAAACAGCAGACACACTTGCAGAAGCAATTGAAGATCTTGCTCAAACAAATACATCTGTAACTGAGTATTCTTATATTGAGTTACCAGAAAAAGTTTCTTCAAAAACATTTATCAGTAACCAAGAAGTTTCAGATTATATTGAACAGTTCTATGCATCAAAAGAAAACGTATCTTTAGATCCTGATGACTTCGTTGATGATTATGATTACAGAATGGCACAGTATACTACTAACGTATTGAGAGAAGCAGACAAAGAATATAATCAATATAAAAAAGAAGCACAGAAAGAAGTGTCTTACTTAGTAAAAGAGTTTGAGATGAAGAAGGCAGCAGATGGTTATGCTCGTCAAACTATTTCTAGAACTGGTGTTCTAAACACAGGTCTACTTCACACATACAAGTACAATGATGATATCTTCAGAAAGATTACTACTATACCTGATGCTAAAAGTCATGGATTAATTTTCAATATTGACTGGTCAGGTTCAATGTCTAATGCTCTTGCAGCAACTATCAAGCAAGTACTTTCATTAGTATCATTCTGTCGTAAAGTTGGTATTGCTTATGATGTTTATTCTTTCACTGATGCATATGAAACTTCAGACAGATACGCATACAAAGAAGATCCTAGTTGCAAAAACAAAGTCATCTGTCGTAACTTCAATATGGTAAATCTTTTAACCAGTAAGTCAAACAACAGAACACATGCAAAACAGGCAAAGAACCTTTATCGTATCGCAGCATCATTCTGTAATCGTTCTGGAGGTGTACCACACAAAATGGGTCTAGGTGGCACTCCATTAGATGAGAGTATGATTGCAATGAATGAGATCATACCTGCATTCAAGAAAAAAACTGGAGCACAAAAAGTACACGTTGTTAACTTAACTGATGGCGAAGGTTATGGAATCAGTTACGGTCAAACAATTACAACAGGATACAATTCTGATGAGCAGCATGTAGTTGCACGTCGTATTGGTTCTAGGACACGTCTACGTGACCGTCAGACAGGTCAAACATATCAGTTTGATGATGACAACTATGGACATACAAAAACGTTTGTAACTCTATTACGTAATCGTTTTCCTGAGTGTTCTTTTATGAACATCCGTCTTTGTAATGGTGGAGACTGGAGTAGATTTAAGCGTGAGTGCTTAGGTTATGACAATCCAGAAGGATATGCAAAAGCAGATGCACAGTGGAAGAAAACAAAATCATTCATTTGTACATCCTCTGCATACACAATTCAGTATGCTCTATCCATCGGTGCACTTAGTAATGATGCTGAGTTTGAAGTTGTAGAAGATGCAACTAAAGCACAAATCAGGTCTGCATTCAAGAAGTCTTTGAATGCTAAAAAGATGAACAAGAAGATCTTATCTTCCTTCATCGAGCAGATTGCTTAGACCAATTAAATTAGTGGCACACTCATAGTACCAAAGTCCTATGAGATGTGTCATTATAATAGTATACAAACATTGATTTCCTTTTTATTATGCCTTTCGAGAGAAAACTATCCGTCAACTTCGTAGACGAATTACGTGACCAGTTCGGTAACAACATCGACGCATCTCACGTCAAGAAATTTGCAACAGCACAAGGTTGTGCGTATCCTACAGTTGCACGTAAACTAAAACAGTTTCAAGTCAAGAAAGGTTCATGGAACCTAACTGTCCAAGAAGGCAGAGAGATTCTAGAGAAAGCAATTGCAGGTCCTACTGTTCTACCTAACGTAGAGCAAAATCTTATACCAACACTTGATAGTACTTTCGTCAAGTTTGGTAATTTCAGCGATGTCAAAAAGATTGTTCAATCAGGCATCTTCTATCCTACATTCATTACAGGTCTATCAGGTAATGGTAAGACATTCTCTGTAGAACAGGCATGTGCTCAAGCAAAGAGAGAACTCATCAGAGTTAACATCTCTATCGAGACAGACGAAGATGATCTCATCGGTGGTTTCAGACTTGTTGATGGCAACACAGTATGGCACAACGGTCCTGTAGTAGAAGCACTTCAAAGAGGTGCAGTTCTATTGCTTGACGAGATCGACTTAGCATCTAACAAGATCCTATGTTTACAATCTATCCTTGAAGGTAAAGGTGTTTTCCTTAAGAAGATTGGTAAGTATGTAAAACCTGCTCAAGGATTTACTGTAGTTGCTACTGCTAACACTAAAGGTAAAGGTTCTGACGATGGTAGATTTGTAGGTACTAACGTACTCAATGAAGCATTCCTTGAGAGATTCCCTGTTACTTTTGAACAGGCATATCCATCACCTTCTATAGAGCAGAAGATGCTTGATCTATTGTCATCAGACAAAGAGTTCAACAAAAGACTTTGTGACTGGGCAGACATCATCCGTAGAACATTTTATGATGGTGGTGTAGATGAGGTGATCAGTACACGTAGACTTGTTCATATCGTAAAAGCATACGAGATCTTTGGTAACCGTGCTAAGGCAATCACTACTTGTATATCACGTTTTGATGACGAAACTAAGCAAGCATTCCAAGAGTTATATGACAAGGTGGATGCTGATGTTGACTTTGACAAAGAAGTTTGATATGATTAATGCATGGAGTTTAGCGGGTTCCATTTTAAGTGGAACCCTTGACGAAGAATATCCTATCAAACAGAGGTCTATGGCAAACACTATTAAAGTGGACGTGCATCCAATAACAGGTGATCGCACTTATGAAGAAGAGGTGGTCTGTAAGTATGATGAGGATCAAACATTAGATCTAGCGAAGGAGTATATTAAAAGTACTTACTCGCAGCATTATTCAAATGGCAACTTCCAGACACTCGATCTCATCGAATCAATTGGAGATGCAGAAGCATTCTGTAGATCTAATGCAATTAAGTATCTAAGTAGATACAACAAAAAAGGTCGTCCAAAAGATGACATTCTTAAGGCAGTGCACTACTGTGTACTATTATATTATTTTAGTAAATGAAACTATCAAAAAGCACTCTTGACATTCTCAAGAATTTCTCTAACATCAACCAATCAATCTGCTTCAAAGAAGGCACAGAGTTATCAACTCTATCCATTCAGAAAAACATTTTGTCTCGTGCAAATGTAGAGGAGAAGTTTCCAAAAAGTTTTGCCATCTATGACTTGAGTGAGTTCTTATCTGGACTTACTTTATTTGAAGATCCTGAGTTCAGTTTTGATAATGACAACTTTGTAATTATCAAAGACAGAAAAAATTCATCAAGGTATTTCTTTGCAGATCCATCAACTATTGTTACTCCTCCTGAGAACAAAGTAGAACTTCCTAGTAAAGATGTATGCTTCACAGTAGCATGGAGTGATATCTCTAATGTTATTAAGGCAGCAGCAATCTATCAAATAGAAGATCTAGCAGTTGTTGGTGATGGTAGTAAGATCAAACTTGTTGTTCGTGACAAGAAGAATGATACTTCCAATAGTTATGCTGTTGATGTGGGAACTACAGATAAGAATTTTTCTTTCAATTTCAAAGTAGAAAATCTCAAGTTATTACCAGGTGATTATCAAGTTGTTATCAGCAAACAGAATGCATCACTCTTTAGAGATGCAAACAGAGACCTTGAGTATCTAATCGCATTGGAGCCTGATTCTAAGTATGAAGGATGATTTCCTATGGGTCGAAAAGTATCGTCCAACACATATTGAACATTGTGTTTTACCAAAAGACATAAAGGATACGTTCCAGTCTTTTGTTAATAAAGGAGAGGTTCCTAATCTACTTCTATGTGGTGCTGCAGGTGTTGGTAAAACAACAGTTGCAAAAGCATTGTGTAGAGAACTAGGAGTTGATTCTTATATGATCAATGGATCTGATGAGGGTCGTTTTCTAGACACCGTACGTAACAGTGCTAAACAATTTGCATCTACTGTATCGCTGACCTCATCATCTAAGCATAAGGTCATCATTATAGATGAAGCAGATAATACTACACATGATGTGCAGTTATTATTGCGTGCTTCAATAGAAGAGTTTCAAAGAAATTGTAGGTTTATTTTTACATGTAATTTCAAGAACAAAATTATTGAACCACTACATTCTAGAACTACTGTTATTGATTGTAATGTCAGAGGAAAACAAAAACAAGAGATTGCTGCTCAATTTTTTGAAAGGTGTCGTGGAATACTTACCGCAGAAAAGATACAATTTGATAATGCAGTGGTCGCTGAGGTTGTCCAGAAGTTCTTCCCAGACTTTAGACGAACTATCAACGAACTCCAAAGATACGCAGCATCAGGAACTATTGACACTGGCATTCTGGCAGTATTAAATGAGGTTAGACTTGGCGAACTAGTATCAGCATTAAAGAAGAAAGAATTTTCTATTGTACGTAAGTGGATTGTATCTAATCTTGATAATGATCCCAATGCAATTTTGAGAACGGTGTATGATAGTTTGTATGATTCTCTTACACCAACAAGTATACCACAGGCAGTATTGATTATTGCTAAGTACCAATATCAATCAGCATTTGTTGCTGATCAGGAAATCAATCTTTTAGCAGCATTAACCGAAATTATGGTGGAGTGTGAATTCAAATGACTAACAAATTTATGAGCAAACGTGAAAAGATCAGAGCACAAATGAAATCAAGATTTTATTATCTGTTCTGGGGTGCAGCAACTGTTGCTGTTGTTGGTGGACAACTCTATGTCGGCACATCATATCGTGCTATGTCAAGATCTATGAACAGGTGGTTTGAAGAGACTATTGACATTATGCAAGAACCAGTAAAAAGAAGAACTGCACAACCTGATGGATACTACATGCCTGTTCCAGTTCCAGAAAATTATGGGATGACTATCATACAATGAAAAAGTCTGAACTAATACATTGGAGATTACAGGCAATGCTAAGAGAGCATACCTTTAGTGATCTAGCATACCTAGGTATAAGAGAAGATCAGCATTGGTATAGCATAGATGGTAATGAAATACCAGTAGATGCAATTGAAGAACTAGAATCAGTAGAAGAATGAACCTTAAAACACCACTAAGATATCCTGGCGGTAAGTCAAGAGCAGTTCCTAAGTTATGTCAATGGTTACCTGAGAATATCACAGAGTATCGTGAACCATTCTTAGGTGGTGGTAGTATGGCACTAGAGATAACAAAACGTTATCCGAAGTTATCCATATGGGTTAATGATATGTACGAACCATTACATAACTTCTGGGTACAACTCAGAGATAATGGAGATTATCTTCATAGTCAATTACAACAACTAAAATCTAGATATCCAGATGAAGGTTCTGCTAAAGGATTATTTTTAGATGGAAAAGATAAAGTAAATGATCTGGAATTAGATAGAAAAGATAGAGCAGTTGCATTCTATGTTGTGAACAAATGTAGTTTCAGTGGTCTTACTGAATCAAGTTCTTTTTCACCACAAGCAAGTAATTCTAATTTTTCTATGCGTGGTATTGATAACCTACCATCCTATTCAAAACTAATTAAAAACTGGAAGATCACATGCTTAGATTATGCTGATCTTGTAGAGGATTGTCTAGGACGTAGTGAAATATTATGCGATTCTAACACATTCATCTATGTTGATCCTCCATATAATATCAAAGATAATCTATATGGACATAAGGGTGATATGCATAAAGGTTTTAATCATGAAAGATTTGCCGAGATTATGGATGACACAATGGGCAATGTTATGATATCATATAATAACCACCCAGATATTGTAGAAAGATTTCTGGAGTGGAGACAGTATGACTTTGCTCATACTTATACAATGAGATCTACAGGTACATACATGCTAGATCAAACAAAACGTCGTGAACT